AGCAGTATATGGGGAGGTCAACAATGTTGCCGATGCATAAATAATTGAATTAATTATTTATTATCGTGCCGGATTGTTTACTTGTCTATATACCCTCATTATCATGCCACGCGTCGCTCTTCGCGAGCGTCAAAAGAAGAAGGCCGTCAAGGCCGTAAGGGCTCGCCCGTCTTCTTATCGTGGGACACCGAAGCCTATGGTGTCCAACAAGAAGGAATACAGTTATTCTAAGTTTGGTCCCGTTGGCAAGACGGGATCTGTTCTAGGTACAGCTCTAGGAGGTTACCTAGGGGGACCCGCAGGGGCCGCTCTCGGGTCTGCCTTGGGTGGATCCGCAGGGCATTTCGTCGGTAAGCTTTTTGGCTCCGGCGACTATATGGTTACTAACCCTAAACCTTTGGTTCAGAACACAATTGTGAACTCTTCACAGGTTCCTAGCTTCCAGAGCTCTAAGGATATGGTACGTATCCGTCATAAGGAGTGTCTCGGTGATATCTACACGTCGTCCACTATTGGCGCGTTTCAGATACAGAGCTTTCCTATCAACCCAGGCATGTACCAGACATTTCCTTGGTTGAGCCAGGTAGTTGGGGGCAGCTTCCAACAGTACCGTGTCAACGGTATGGTCTTTCATTTCAGGTCTATGTCGGCAGACGCCCTGAATAGCACTAACACCGCACTAGGTTCGGTTGTTATGGCCACAGAATACGATAGCTTGGATGCAGAATTTGCGTCTAAGATAGAGATGGAGAACACGGACTTCGGCGTAAGTTCGAAGCCTTCGTGTGATGTGATTCATGGGATCGAGTGCGCGAGGTCCCAAACTACTATTTCGGAGCTTTATGTCCGTAACGAGGCGGCACCTTCAGGTGGCGATCTTCGTCTATATGATCTTGGGCGATTCTCTATCGCTACCACAGGCTTCCAAGCCGCATCAGTTAATATCGGTGAGCTATGGGTCACCTATGATATTTCTCTTCTTAAGCCTATTATGGCTGTTCCTGCAGACGTAGCGCTTGTCGCCGTCTATAACATAACCCCATCTGCTACTGCACCGATGGGTACCGTAGGTTCTCAGGTAAAGGTCGTTGATGAGATCGGGTTGACGTTCACGGAGAACCGGATCCAATGGCCTTACAATATCCAGGTCAACTCCTGTTGGTACTGGTTCTGGCAGGTCCAGGGCGACAGCACTGCGAGCGTGCCTAATCCGGGAGTCACTCGCGGCAACGGGATGACTACCCCTACTACTACAAATTGTGCCTCTTGGTGCCCTCTGACATCTTCCACGAGCACCATCGCGGGGATGTCTCAGATTAATTACTATGCGGGTGGAGGCAGTCCTGCCGCTCTCCCGTATATTAACATCGCTGATCAAGTGATTCCTACCAATGCGACTTACGCACAAATCGTTGTGTGTCAAGTCTCTGCTTCATTCCTCGATGCTCAGTAAGCGGGCATACAAAATAGACCTTGATATATTTTTTACCCCCTTAGTTAGCGTAAACGATAGTTTTATATGAAATTAAATAAATAATTAATTATTTAATTGATTATCTAGCTTATTATTGTATATAATATGAAAGGTTTATTTGTTAAAATAATCCCTGCGGCAAGCATGAGCGAAGCGAAGGCGTAATGGGTACATTTGCAAAGAAAAAAACAAAAAGTTATATCTCCAGGAGCGGTCGGTCGACGTCCCCAGCTCTCGAGCACGGGCAATGGCGAGCGGAGCCACGGAGGCCCACACATCCAAAGCGGAGCGAAGCGCAGCGACGATGTGTATATGGGCCGAAGGGGATACGCGACGACCATTGCGACCGCGCGCAGAAAGAGCGTCTAGGGGGACGTTGGACGGCCGCAAGGGAGGGAGACTTATACCTCCCACAATTATTTGTTCATGTATATACACCATGGAGTATCTACTTGAACATCTACCTTCTGATCTTTCAAAGATCGTCGATTCATATGTCCTTCCTTATGCTTCTCGTGAGCAAAGGATTATTCGTTTCCTATTGGCTGACCAGATAATAGTATACGGTGGCTACCGTGCCATCTTTGGCTCTCTACCATCTGCTACCAAACGGATGTTTCGTTTTGCAATAGATGATAAACCCGTTCCTGTGTGCTTTCGGTCCCGCGCGTGGTGGGGACCGAAGAAGTACGGAGCAATAGGGTAAAGTGGGCGGAGGCTTTAGCCAGTATTACCCGCCCACCTGTGTATTCAATATACACACAATCACAAAAATAAGAACATTTTTTTGATAAAGACCGCTTGTATCATATCAGAGGGGTTCCAACCTCTGTATCCGGTCTTTTTAAGGCTCTTTTATAAAAAAATAGACTTAGATCCCTTCCACTAAATAAGTGGAAGGAGCGTGAGGGGTGATACACCCTCCGCAGGGTAGTCGTGGAACACGACCCCCCGATTGGTTTATCCAATCTTCTGTACGACGTCTATACGTCGTTTAACCTGTGCAAGCTCGTTTGCACTTCCCGAGCATTCGGATGTTCCGATCCTGGACAGTGCTCCAGGACCCCAGAAGTATTCTGGAGGATGTTCGCAGGTTATATATACAAATGGTGAGTTTATGGGTACATAACCACCTTTGTACTGCCCCGAGTAGGGGTAGTAATCGAGTAATCGAAGGAAGTCCCGAAAGGGCCACTTTCCATCGAAATCATCTATGATGATTGCTTCTTGCTGCTCGTATAGATCCCACCACATAGTCCCATCTTTGATGTAAAAGGACTTATGGTCTTCAGTAGGCTTACGTGTCTTTCCGACACCAGCTAAGCCCCATCTCCATGTAACCGTAGGTTTCGTGGTACGATGAGTGAATTGGGATATTTGTAGGGCTTTAATGCCCTTATGGTACAGTATATACTGTACTGGATGCTCGGCCGCGATATCTTTTATCGGGGTTTTATCGAGCACCATCTTAGCAACAGCTTTCAGGTCAGTTCTCTTACCTGGGTTGCTTATCTCACCGGCTTCGAATATTGCGGCATTCTTACCGTAATTCGGACCGTTCTCGTGGAGTTCATCCCACTCAGCTTTAGCTTGCTCTCCCTTCTTACAATATAACGACGCGCGCTCTGCCGTGGAGATACGAGGTTCCCAGTGAATCCTCTTATCTAGTATATTTTGGAGAGTGGTGCCTTTCTTAGGCGCCGACCATTCAACATAGCCCTGCAAATGTGGCGTATTTTGCTCCCCCTTCTCGAAGCCAAATACAAGATATTTGCAGGTCCATGTTTTGATGGCACTGACGTCGTCGTCAGTATAGTTATTGAGGGTGAAACAGCAGTTTCGATACTGCCCGTTAGGGTTGAACTTGGTTTCCTCAATAGACATAGTGAGCAGTATATGGGGAGGTCAACAATGTTGCCGATGCATAAATAATTGAATTAATTATTTATTATCGTGCCGGATTGTTTACTTGTCTATATACCCTCATTATCATGCCACGCGTCGCTCTT